AAAAACCTTCTAAGCGTCAAAAATAATTTCGCTCTATATATATAATATATATCTTATATAAGGTATCTTAAGGTATTAGGATATCTTTTTTTCTTTATATATATTAATTATACACATTGTTTTTCTGACTTCATATAATTTCCCTCACAAACCTTAAAAACCAATTATAACAATTTGGTAAATTCTTTATTAACAACTTATCCACAAACCTTATATTTACCTGGCATGATATAATTTTTTAATCTAACACCTGAGTTGCTCTCGATACCCACCGCTTCTTGGGTGTTGGACTTTTAATTTTAATAAAATGATATAATGCTAACATGTGCACAACCGTAGAAAAATTTGGATCTGACCCTGCCACTCTTAAATGGCAAATTATTCGTGGAGACTCTTCTCTAATTAGAATTGACTTTTTACAAAACGACGAAACCACACATTACGACACAACAGGGTGGACTTACCTTGCCTCCGCATATGACCCTAAAACCGATATAATCGACCCTTTAACGGTAGTTTCAGGCTCAGGGTATGTTCAGATAAAGGTAGACCCAAGTTTGAGTGCTTATTGGGGTTCTACGTACCGTTCTAACGTTGCAGAATTAATGTTTGATTTAGAAGTTACTATTGACGATACAGTTTGGACACCAGTTATAGGAACGATTACAGTTCTTGGTGACGTAAGTGGTACTTTATAATGCCAGTTATAAAAATTTCAAATATTAAAAATGATTTACCTTCTGTTATAAAAATAACAGATTCAACAGGTTCAGTCAAAGTAGTAAAAATAACAAAATAAGGAGGCTCTCATGGCAATATCACGTAGCATGGGATTTCCTATCCAAGAAAAACAAAAAATTAATGCCATTGAGCAAGAAACCCCACAATTACAATTTTTACCAGTTCCAGGACCAACAGGTGCACAAGGCCCACAAGGACCAATGGGACCACAAGGCACACAAGGTCCTAAAGGAGATAAAGGTGATAAAGGCGAACCAGGATCTAATGGTAAAGATGGCAAAAATGGTAAAGACGGTAAAAATGGAGAAAGTTATTTTCCAGTTTATAAACAACAAGTAGGTTGGGCTAGTTATGAAAATACATCTTCTAGAGTTTTTAGTATAGATCCATCTAAAGGTGAAAATGGTTGGCATGATTTATATATTGATAAGAAAAATATCTTAAAAAACCATTCATTTTTACCATCAAATTGCAACACCTTTTATAATGAAGAGTCTAGGGCTTTTACCTTTAGAAGTTTAGAGATTGGCTCAATTGTTAGATTAACCTATAACTTTTCATTAGAGACTTTTGTCAACAATACAGAATTTTGGTTTGCTACCGTATACCCCGAAATAGACAGGTCAGTTCTAACTATGGTTGGTTCATTTAAATATCAAGGAATATTTGATTTAACAGTTGATCAAACTATTCATATTGAAAATAAAGAAATGTGGTTTAACTTTTGTAGACCTTATGCTAAATCAGATTTTCTTACAAATTTAGCACTAAAAAAAATATACGTATCAGTTTCATAGCATGATATAATAAAACAGGAGGGTTTATGGCATTTCCAGGCACATACAACATTAGTTACTATAAGGGTGACCGTTATGAATTTGTTATATACCCTAAAGATGCTGCAGGTAACACTTTTGATTTAACTGGCTTTACCTCTGCCTTTTCAATTGCCTCATCAACAGGACCAGATCCAGAAGAGGGTCCATTTGCAGCAAGTGCAGTTATTAGTAATGATAAAACAAAAATTACATGTGTTATATTACCAGAATTAGGTGCATCAAGTTTAGACGCAGGAACTACATACTATTACGATGTTCAAGTATCAAATGGAATAGAAGTTGTTTATACACTTCTAAAGGGAACAATTAGCGTAACAGCAGATGTAACTGGTGCATAATGGCTGATGTAGTATTAACCACAGATGAACTTTTAGTATTAAGCGGACCAAGTAGTGTAAACGTAGAAGTTGACTTTGGACCTGAAGGAGAACGTGGAAGTTTATTCTATGTTTCAGTAGGAAATCCAAATACAGCACTTGTTGGGCAAACCCCAAAAGCAAAAGACTTATGTGTTAATGTTTTAAAAACAGATAATGAATATTCATACGTTTATCAATATAACTCAGATGGTGCTAATGGATTTCAATGGTACCCAATAATTAAATTAAGTCCACTTCAATATAACAAAATACTAACTGGAACATTTGTTGATGGGTCTAAGGTGTTTAATATACCTGTAAATTATATTGTTGATGAAGAAACTTCTCAAACCTTAACTAGTGCAAATTTTAATATTACATATAGCATTCCAAATAATAACCCAATAGCATCTTCTATAGAAATAGGATCATTTACAAATGACCCAGTAAGTGGATTACAAGTAATTCCAGTAACAGTAAATGCTGTTGAGTACACTGGATCTGCTTGGCAAGATTTAGATGGTGTAAAAACAGTTCATTTTGTAATATCTATCGTGGTATAATGAGGATGGTGATGATAGATGGCTGATGTTAGCATAGGAAATATATATTCGACTAAAGTTCCAGGTTATGAAGATGCCGCAGATATTCAGTCTGCCCTAAGAACATATCATTATGGATCAAGTTCATACGACGAAACAAATAGTAATACTGCAGCATTAGTAAACCCATCAATTGCATATCATTTAAAAAATATTCAAGATTCAATTGATGCATTAGAGGCATTAGGAACAGGTTCAGTAGTTTCAAATACTCAACCTACAGTTGTTCAAGAAGGATTGTTATGGTTAGATATTGATTCAACACCAGGCAATGCACCAGAATATCCAACAGCAGTTTATACAGCAATAGAGCCATCAACACCAACAGACGGAACTCTTTGGGTTGTAAAAGGATCTAGTCCACTAGAAATGAAAATTTATAATGGCACAACAGAAGATTGGGATACCATAGGTGCATAATGGCTGATAACATAGTTTTAAAAGAAATTGCAATTGCAAAATTAGTTGCACTAGGTTTAACAGAAGAAGAACTTAAAGCAATAGGAATTGGTGCATAATGGCATCACTAAATACTGGCGGTAAAACAGCATATGTTTATGATCAAGAAACAGATACATTTTATGCAATTGGTGGAAATACGAACACTGCTGCAAACTATATTTGGTCTGGAACACATGAATTTCAAAGTAATGTTACATTTTCAGATACTAATGCAGTAATTACAGCAAAGGCTGGAGTAAATAATTATTTAAATCCTGCAGCAAGAGATGCGGCATTAACTTCTCCAGTAAGAGGGACTGTTTGTTTTGTTAGACAAACTGCTGGTGGTGCAGCAATTAACGATTTACAATTTTACAATGGAACAAACTGGATATCTTATGGTGGATTGGTTACTTTTAATAAACAGGCTGGTAGCGGAACACAAAACTATAGTTTAACATTAAGTGATATTGGTCAAAGTATAACTTTTGATTCTACAGGAACTTGGACAGTAACAATTCCACCTAATTCTAGTATTGCTTTTCCAATAGGTTCAGAAATAGATGTATTTAGAATGAACACTGGCTCTGTTACATTTGTTCCAGATACAGGAGTTACTTTAAATAGTAAAAATGGAAATAGATCTATTGCAGCAAGGTATTCAGGTGCATCCTTGTTTAAATTTGATACAAACACCTGGCTTCTAGTCGGCGATTTGATCGCATAGGAGATTATCATGGCTTTGTTTGGAAAATTAGTTAAATATGTAGTAGCAAAAGGAATGAAACTAGTTCCTAACTTTATTGGAAGAACAAGTGCACAGGCTCAATTAGATGTAGTTTCAGAAGGTTTTTCTTTAGGAAATGTTACAACTACAGTTTCTGGAGAACCATCAGAGTTAGCAAATGATGGATTAATTGTTGAACAAAATCCAGCAGTAACTACTCCAGCAGATTACGAATCAACTGTTGATTTAACTGTTAGACAGTTTAGTTTTACACCATTTGGAGTATTTGGATTTTCTCCTTTTACAGTATTTGGATTTTCTCCTTTTAACGTTTTTGGATTTTCACCTTTTAACGTATTTGGATTTTCACCATTTAGAGTCTTTGGATTCTCACCAACCACTTATGTCCCTAGCCCATATTGCATAGATCAAGACACACCAGTATTAACTAAAGAAGGATATGCATTAGCAAAAGATATAGTTGTTGGAGATATCTTAATTACTAGAACATTTGATGATTTGCCAGTAACTAATCATGAGGGTCTTAGATCTTGGATAGGTGAAACAAATAAAGAATATAAAACTATAGAATCCATAGTAACAAAAGTTACAAAAACTAATGTTTTAGAAACCATTATAATTAATGATGATCAATATAAAAGATTTTCTACTCAAGAAGATATTTTAGTAATAAGAGATAACAAATTGATGTTTATTGTTTCTTCTGAATTAAAAATAGGTGATGAAATAGTTAAAAGTAAAGAATTTGAAAATGAACCACGTTATATTGTTAACAAAATAGAAGTAGTAAAAGAAGACAGAGATGTCTACGATTTTATAAGAGAACCTTTTGGTTTGATCGTTGCAGACTCTCTATTTGTATATAATGCTTATCCAGTAGATTAATCTTTTGGAAACTGGTACATGAACTCTCTGGTTCTAGGAGTTATATTTTTCCAAGGAGACCAATCTTTTCCACCATCACTCATTATATAAGCAACCTGACAGTTAATTGATGGATTTAAAAGTTGACTGGTATATTCTAAATTATATTTTTCTTTTCTATCTTCATTTAAAGCACCAATCATATTGATTTGAAACAAGCCATAAGACCTATCTCCAGTTTTACTATTACCATTAAAGGCCAAAGCGTTACCCATTGACTCTTTTTTAGCAATAGCCCAAGCCTCTATTAGGTTTTTACCCTCAAAACCACAGGCAGATAGTAAAGTTTTTAATTCTATATCTGTAAGTTGGCCCTTATCTTGATATTCAGCAAGAACCCTTACGTTATCTCTAGATGGCTTGTCTAGGTGATCTGGTCTAGAAAGCAAAAAAACCGCTTCAGCGGTAAATGTTGTATATTGATCATTTTTGGGGTTTGTTTCAACACCTTGAGCATTAGAAATATTCATAAATACTGAAAGTAACCCAAGACTTGCGAGTAATCCTATTAAAAATTTTTTATCTTTTTTCATAGTTTTCCTCCTAAGAAAACATGACACCCTGGTAGGTGTCATGTATCAAGTATAACATCTATTTGCCAGCATGTCAAATCAAAAATGTTATATTAGTAAGATAATACAAAAAATAATTTAAAATGATATAATATTTACATGGCAACAGGTCAATCAAGCATATATAATTTACCATATCCACAAGTTGATGATAGCGTAAATGTACATGGAGATATTGCATCTCTAGCAAATTCATTAGATAGTACACTTGCTGGACTTGGATTATCTTACATGAAGTTAGATGTAATTAATACATCTGGTGGATCAATAGCAGCAGGTTCTCCTGTATTTATTAATGGTCATAATACTGAACAAGATTTAACAACTGTAAATAAAGCAGTTCCATCAACTACAGCACCAATATTAGGATTGTTAAAATCAACTACAGCAAATAATGCACAAGGAGTTTGTGTAGTGTCTGGAGTATTGCCAGACGTCAACACATCTGAATTTGTTGCTGGTGATATTTTATATGTAAAAACTGGTGGAGGATTAACAAATGTTAGACCAGCCAGTGGTGCTGGTGCAGTGGCAGTTTGTGCTTATGCAGATGCATCTAATGGAGTTCTTGTAGTTACTGCTAAAGGTAATGGTACCTGGGGAGCATTAAAAAACGGTCTTTCATAATTATTCATTCAAACATGATATAATTACAATATGGCCACTCTAAGAAATTCTTCTCAAGATTTATATAACGTAGGTGCTAAACCCCCAACTGTTAAATGGACAGTAGTACGTGGTGACACCTCAGCATTTAAAGTTTACGTAACAGATGATTTGCAGGTTCCTTTAAATATTCCAGACTGGACTATTGCTATGAAAATTAAAAGACCAAACAACTCTTCAGATCTTGGAGTTATAACAGACAATGCAACTACAATTATGGCTTTGAGTCCAGCAGCAGATGCAGATGACTTGGCTGGAGAATTTACAGTTAGACTTACAGCAGAAGAGTCACATAATCTCGAAACAGGAGATATCTTCGATATCGAGTTATCAACAACTGAAATAGTCTGGACAGTTGCACAAGGTAGCCTGATCATCCTTGAAGATGTAACTGACTAATGGCAACAGCAATTATTGTTGATGATAATAAACAAAAAGTAAGACGCATTGAAACTTCAAACTATTATCAAACCAACATATCTTACAAACCTAGAACAGTAGAAATAAACTACACCTTGCCATTTAGAATAAGATTTACAACAATAACAGTAGAAGGATATGGTCCAAACAACGTACCCCCAATTCCTTTACAGGTTATTGGCTATAGCAACTATATACTTTAGAATAGAAGATAGATATGTCAGAAATGATTAACGGTTTATACCCTGGAGTTATAAAACCAAGCAAAACAATAGCAGGATGTATAGATATATATAATGATGTTTGGAAAGATTCGTTACAAACTATTATAGATGTAGAAAGAGAATGTTCTAATCCAAACAGTGATTTGCATTGGTCTAGAGCAGAAACTATGGGTGTAGGATATGATCAAAATCATAGAACTAATTACAATATGGGTATTACTTATCAATCAAACTTAGGAAGTTCATTAGCACAAAAAATTCATAATCAAATGTATATGCTTCTTCTTTCTACCACTATAGATTATAACAAAAGATATGGGGTAGAGGGTAAGTTATGGCATGAAGAATATAATATGTTAAAGTATTCTTTTGGTCAAGAATATCATTCTCATTATGATGGTGGAACTGGTTCTGGAAGATCCTTGTCAGCAATTTTATACCTTAATGATGATTATGAAGGTGGTCAAATTGAATTTGTAAACTTTAATATAACGATTAAACCCACTGCTGGAATGCTAATTTTGTTTCCTTCAAATTATGCATATCGTCATAAGGCTTATCCAGTTACATCAGGAACAAAATATGCAATAGTTACGTGGTTACATGACAGACCTTTTAAAAATGAAATATACCATGGTGTAGAATAGACACATGGATAAAAAACCTAGCATCTTTATAGCAACTCCAATGTATGGCGGGGTATGCCATGGCTACTTTATGAAAAGCGTAATGGGATTAGTAATGAAACTAACCTATCAAGGATACAAGGTAACATTTAATGATCTATATAACGAGTCTTTAATTAATAGGGCTAGAAATACCCTAACAGAGATGTTTTTAAGATCAGATGCTGACTACCTGTTATTTATTGATGGCGATGAGGGCTTTAATGCTGATGGTGTTATAGATATGATAAATTCTGGTTTGGATGTTATTGGTGCTGCCGTGCCAATGAAGGCAATTAATTGGGCTAACGTAGAAAAGGCAGCAGAATTAAAAAAGACTGACTTAAAAAGATATGGTTCTTATGTCAATATAAATTTTGTTAATAAAGAAGATATAAAAAAAATACAAGAAAATCCTACAAAACCACTAGAAGTAAAAAACATAGGTACTGGTTTATTATTAATTAAACGTAATGTTTTTGAACAGATGAAAGAACATGTCGGTAAATATAAAAGTGATCAATTAGATTTGGGTGGAATTAAAAAAGGTGAGTATATTTATGACTTTTGGAAAACACAGGTAGACGAAGAAGAACAAAGGCTTTTATCAGAAGATTACTTCTTTTGTACACTTTGGCGTAAATTGGGTGGTTCTGTATATGTAGCACCACATGTTAAGGTAGTACATGTTGGAACCTACATATTTGTATAAAATGAAATAAAATAATGTTATAATGTGGATATGGCACAAGTATCTATTCCTACAGTAAAATCACGTTATGAGACTGGCGATAGGCCATCTCAACAAGACTATGAAGATTTAATTGACACTACCGCTGCCCAGGCTACTCGTCTTGGTACATTTGGTAATAACGACAACACAATATCAGAAATTCAAAACACAACAGTAATAGATAGTTTTAGTTCAACAGAATGGAGAATGGTTAAGTACCTTGTTTCAATTTCTAAAACAACACAAGGAGATAACTACTTCTACGCAACAGAATTGACTATATTAGTTGACGGAACAAATATTAACGTCAGCGAATATGGGACAATAGACAATGATGGGAATATTGGAACCATAAGCGTCTCACGCTCTGGAAATACCGTGGCCTTAACAGTCACTCCAGATAGCGTTATAAAGCCTGTCACCGTACGTTACGCACGTATGGGACTTAGGGCATAAGGAGAAACAAAATGGCAGTAATAAATAAAAACTTCAAGATTAAGAATGGTTTAATCGTTGAAGGAACAACTGGTACCATCAATAACTATGACATTTTGACAAAAAAACAAGAAGATCAAAATTACATTATAGGTTTGATTGGTGGATCAGCAACAGCAAACGCAACAGCAAACACAGTAGTACTTCGTGATGGAAATGCTAACTTTGCTGCAAATGTAATTACAGCAGATTTAGTTGGAGATGTAACTGGTCAAGTATCAGATATTTCTAACTTTACTACTGATAATTTAACTGAAGGTACATCAAATGAGTACTTTACAGCACAAAAAGTAAAAGATATTTTAACTAACTCAACACAAACTAATATTTCTATAACAGAAGTTGGTGGAGAATTACACATCGCAGCAGAAAACGGTGTAGATGATTCTACAACTGATGATTTAGATGAAGGTACAACAAACAAGTACTTTACAGAACAAAGAGTATGGGACTCACTTGATGGTGGAGATGGAATAACCTTTGGTAACACTGGAACAATCTCTGCAGATCTAGGTTGTGGTCTTGCAATATCTGCTGGACAAATTGCAGTAGATCGTTCAGTAGTAGATACTTGGTACGATGCTTCAGGTGCAGCAAGTGATGTTCAAGATAACCTTGATACACACACAGGTGCATCTTCAGGAGTACACGGCGTTTTAGGTAACGTTGTTGGTACATCAGATACACAAACACTTACCAACAAAACAATTGGTGATGTGCTTACATTTAATGATGGGGCTAACAATAGCACAATTGATGTTGATGGCAATGATTTATATATCAATGCTAATAACAACTTAACATTATCTACAGCAAATGGAGATATTGTTATTAATCCAGACGGTGCAGCATATGTTGGCTCAGCATCAGCAGGTAATGAAATTGCAACTAACTCATATGTAGATAACGCAGTTTCTGGTCTTGATTGGAAGCAAGCAGTAAACGTTCTTGCTACATCTAACGTACCATTAACAGGTTCTACACCATTGTCAATTGATGGTCATGGAGTTGATGACACATACCGTGTATTGTTAACAAATCAAACAACAGCAACACAAAACGGTATTTATGATGCAGCAGTTTCTGGTGGTTCATATACATTGTCTCGTGCAGCAGATGCAGATAACAATGATGAACTTATTGGTGCAGCAGTATTCGTGATGGAAGGTACAACATATAACAACACATCCTGGGTTCAATCAAATCACTACATTAGTGGTTTTGACAACCAAGACTGGACACAATTCTCTGGTTCAGGTTCTGTAGTTGCAGGTACAGGTATTACAGTAGATGGTCTTGAAGTTTCAGTAGACCGTACAACCGTTGATACTTGGTACGATGCTAATGGTGCAGCAGCAAACGCTGTTAGCGACCACGCAGATGATACAGCAACTCACGGTGTTGGAGAAATTGTTGGTACAAGTGAATCTCAAACACTAACAAACAAAACAATTAGTGGTTCAAGCAATACACTGCAAAATATTCCAAATGGAGCACTTGATAACAGTAGCATTACTATCAATGGTTATGCAACAGCACTTGGAAACAGTGTAACTCTTTCTACAGACGATGTAGCAGAAGGAACAAGCAATGAATACTTCACTGCTCAAAGAGTAAGAGATGTGTTAACTGGTTCAACCCAAACTAACATTTCTATTACTGAAGTTTCTGGACAACTTATCGTTACTGCAGAAAATGGAGTAGACGACTCTACTACAGATGACTTAGACGAAGGCACAAACAATCACTACTTTACTGATGCTCGTGCTAAAGACTCTGCAGCAGATTTGTTAACAAACGCAACATTAACAAATATAACAATTACAGGAAACGCTGCTGGATTAGTAATTACCGCTGAAAATGGTGTTGCTGATTCTGACACAGATGATTTGACAGAAGGAACAACAAACCTTTACTTTACAGATCAACGTGCAGTAGATGCTCTTGAAGCAGTAGTTCCTAACTTCACAGAAATTGATGTTAACAGTGTTGCTAGACAAGTTGCAGCAACAGTAGAAGTTGCAACAGCAAGCACAATTACAGCATTCGATTGGGCAAAAGCATCATTCCGCTCAGCAGAATTCTTAGTAAAAGTTGCTTACGGTTCACACACAGAAGTTTCAAAAGTTATCTTAACTCTTGACTCTTCAGATAACATCGCAATTACAGAATACGCAATTGTAGGAACAAATGGATCCGCATCCACAATTTCTGCAGACGTATCTGGAACAGATGTAAGACTAAGAGTAACAACAGCCAACAATAACTCAGATGTAACAGTTGTTGGTACATTGTTAGTCTAGTAAAAAATTTAGGGGGCAGTAAATGACTACAAATCTAAAAGATTTTAAAGTCAAGAATGGACTAGTCGTAACTAACGGCGGTTCATTTGGAAACGCAGTAGCAGTAGGGGAACCTACATTAGGTAATCATGCTGCTACTAAGGACTATGTAGATTCTCTTGCTGGTGGTACACCAGTTGGAAATACTGCCCCTCTATCTCCAGAAAATGGGGATATGTGGTTTGATACCACGGTAGAAAGATTAAAAGTTTATTATGAAACTGATTGGTTTACAATTGCAACAAGCAACGATGTGCAAAATATTCCAGATCACATTCATGATACAGCAATTGATGGAGACGGAAGAATTGTAACAATCTTTTGGGATGCTGCACAATATGACGATCCACAAATTTCTACATTAAATGGAGGAACCCCATTTTCAACAACATGGGCTGCAACATTTGATGGTGGAAATCCAGAAAGTGAATTTAATTAGAGCGTTAAAAAACTGTTATAATTAAATTAAAAAATAAAAGTAGGTGAGACCTACACAAGGAGACAAAACATGGCAACAAGGATGTTACAACGCAGAGGAACTGCTGAACAATGGTCCAATGCTAATCCTATTTTAGGCTCTGGAGAAATTGGTTTTGAAACAGATACAGGTCAATTTAAAATTGGTGATCAAACCACACACTGGGATGACCTTCCCTACTTTAAAAATATAGAAGATTTAGGCGGAAACCTAGACGATTACATTTTATTAACTGAAAAAGGTGTAGCAAATGGTGTTGCCACATTAAATGCTAATACCGTAATACCAGATGGTCAAATATCTAATACAATTGCTAGAATTGTAGATGTAGAAAATGCAGTATCTAATGCTATAGCAGATTTAACAAATAATGCACCACTTATACTAGATACCCTTGCAGAATTGGCAAATGCCATTAATAATGATGGAGATTTTTATCTAAACTTAGCAAATAGCATTAATAGTAGTTTAGATGCCGCTAATGAATACACAGATAACAATATAAATACTTTAGCAAACAATGTCGCAGATGAAATAGACTTATTAGCAAATCTTGTTGCAAATGATATTGCTTGTGCTGTTTCAGGACTACAAGGTGAAATTTCAAATGCTATAACAACAGCAGAAGCATATGCCGATAATGTTGCTGCCGTTGCTTTAGGAAATGCACAATCATATACTGATGGAGTAGAAGAGTCTCTTTCACAATCTATTGCAAATGCAATTATAGATTTAGAAGACTATGCAGATAATGCAATTTCAAATCATAACCTAGAAACATTAAATGTTCATGGTATATCAAATACAGCAACATTAGTTACACTTACAGATTTAAGCAATCACGAATCTGATACCTCTAATGTTCACGGTATTACAAATACCCTGGCTATAGTATTTACAGATGATGCACGTCTTTCTGATGCAAGAAATCCACTTGATAACTCTGTTACAAATAATTCTATATCAGGAACAATTGATCAAAATAAAATTACAGATCTTGCCATAACTCTTGGAAATCTAGCCTCACTATCTGGAGCAGATTTTACTGGAAACGTAACAATAGATCAAAATCTAACAGTTGACGGAGATTTTGTAGTTAATGGAAGTAATGTGTTAGTATCTGCAACACAAATTCAAATTGAAGATACATTGTTACAACTTGGACATACAAATGCTAATAATGTGTCAGATATGGGTGTTGTTGTTTCTTACAATGATGGAACACAAAAACATTCTGGTATCGTAAAAGATGTTACAGACGGCAAATGGAAATTATTTGACGGAGTTACAACAGAACCAGCAACTACAGTTAACTTTAGTGAAGGATCATTAGACACCTTAGCAGTATTAGCACTTGAAGCAAATTCAATAAGTGCTACAGGAGCAATTACTGCATCTGCAAATGGTATCGTATTTACAGACGGTACACAAACAAAAGAAGCAGTTCCTTCACGTACACCTATCATTCAAAAAACATCAAATTATACACTATCTGCGTTATCAGAAAGAGATAGTTTGATTGAAATGAATGCTAATAATCCAATGACATTAACCATACCAGGAGACAATGTTGTAGATTTTCCAATTGGAACATCAATTGATATTTTACAAACTGGGTCAGGTCAAGTAACAATAGCACCAGACAGTTCTTCAACAATTAATGCCACACCTGGACTTAAATTACGTACTCAATGGTCATCTGCTACCCTGTTTAAAAGAGCAGCAGATACTTGGGTCGTATACGGCGATTTAACTGCATAAAGACTTGGTATAATAAAGAGAACAAGGAGATATAATGGCTGTAAATAAAAAAAGTGGTAAGAGATCACAAGGTGCTAACGACTTTCTTATGCCAAAAGCACCAACTATTGGCACAGCAACAGATGTTGGAACAGCCAGACCATTTAATAATGGTGCAGCAACAGTAACGTTTACAGCAGATCCTACATATGCTGCAGATTCTTTTACAGTTACTTCAACTCCAGGTAGTTATACAGCATCTGGATCATCATCTCCTATCACAGTGACAGGTTTACAATCTGACACATCTTATACTTTTACAGTTACTGCTACAAATGCTTATGGAACATCTGATGCATCAGCAGCATCAAACTCAATTACAGCAACAACTGTTCCAGCAAAACCAGCAGCACCAAGTGCATCATCACCAAATGCTGATCAAGATCAAATTTCATGGACTGCACCAGCAAACGGTGGAAAAGTAATTACAAACTATTATTGGGAATCAAACGACGGTAAATCAGGAAACACAGGAACAACAACAAGTGCAACAGTAGCACAAGAAGCAGGAACAGCACAACAATACAGAGTTGAAGCAACTAACGCTAACGGAGATTCAGAATTTTCAGATTATTCAGCACAAGTAACAACAACATTTTCTTTTGTACCTTTTGGTGTATTTGGTTTTTCACCTTTTACAGTATTTGGCTTCTCACCATTTAACGTATTCGGTTTTTCACCATTCAACGTGTTTGGTTTCTCACCTTTCAGAGTATTTGGATTCTCTCCATTTAGAGTATTTGGTTTTTCACCAACTACATATTGTGTAGACGAAGATGCTCCAGTTCTTACAACAACTGGAAATAAAAAAGCAAAAGATATTCAACTTGGAGACAAGTTAATAGTAAAAGCATTTGAAGAAATGCCTGTTGGAGATCTATTTAAAATTGTTCTATGGAAAAAGAAAGGTAATTTAACAAATTACAGAGAATTAGAAGCAGAAGTAACTAAGATTACACCAACAACAGTACATGAGACTGTTATGTTTAACAACAATCCAGATATGAGATTTTCTTTATTAGAAGACATGTTTGTAATTAAAAATGGACTTTATCAATTTATATCTTCAAGAGATATACAGCCTGGAGATAAAATAATAACAAGAGATTCACTAGTTGTTATTGAAAGTGTTGAAATTGTTAATGAAACTAGAACTGTTTATAGTTTTGGAAGATATCCAATCGGTTTAGTTATAGCAGGTGGACTAGTTCATTATAACGACTACTCCCCTTCAGAAATACCAGATTAACAATAAAATATCCTATATGCTACAATAGTTGTAAGTAGATAGGAAAAAAATGAGACAAGGTCCACCACCAGAATTACGTGGTATTCAACAATCAATTAAGCCACATAAATTTTTTGAAAGACATTTAAATAATGATTTAGATTTATTAGCAAGTGAGTTAACTGATAGATATCAAAGCATTGAAAGAGTAGAACTAGATGGTATTACGCCAGTTACAAAAGAAGACTTTTGGAAAGAATCTGGCAGTGTTTCTACAGTTAAGTGGAGAGAATATAACGTATTTCAATTTCATATTGATGGAATATATGAATTATATAAAAGTATTCAAGACATGGCCAAAGAAGCATGCGAATATTATGAAATAGATTTTGAAAAACAAAGATTTATGTTACAGGGATGGTTCAATATTAATCATAAGAAAAAAGGAAAATTAGATTGGCACGATCATGGACATACTGGTGCTCCAAATAATTTTCATGGATACTATTGCGTAAAAGCAGAACCATCATCAACTTATTACAGAGTTTTTGGTAAAGATGTTGAAAATAAAAATATTGATAACCGTGCTATATTTTCAGAAATGGGACATCCTCATGCACAAGGTGATTGGGATTGGGATGGACCAAGAATTACAGTTGCTTATGATATTGTAACTTTGGGTGAATTAAAAGAAGTTGGCAAAGATCATGAACAACACTGGATACCGTTGATATGATAACTATAAAACCAGCACATAAATTTTTTGAAAGACATCTTGATAATGATTTAACACAACTTTCAAGATATTTGTTAAAACTTGAAAAAGATTTATTTGATGGTATTTATCCAAAAGTTTCTAAAGAGTTTGCTGCCAATATTGGTGGTGTTCATAATTTAGGAACAAAATTTAATATTTTTCAATGTTATAATCCACAAATTCATAAGTTATTTTCTGCACTTAGAGAATTAACAGTAGAGGCTTGTGAGTATTATAATATTGACTATAAAAAACAATCATACATGGTTCAAGGTTGGTTTAACACCGATGGAATTGCAGAACCACCAATAAATGAATCAACTCATTATCATGATCATTTGGGTGGAACTGGTGCACCAAATTTTCATGGCTATTATTGTGTAGATGCTGAACCATCATTTACTTATTACAAAATTGGTGGTCATGATAATGATTCAACTCAAAACATTAATAAAAATAATAGAGCAATATTATCAGAAACTGGTCATCCTCATGGAATAGGACCTTGGCCATTTGATAAACCAAGAATTACTATTGCTTATGATATCTCTCCAGTTATGTATATGAGTGGAAGTGAATTACAACATTGGGTTCCTCTACCTTAAATAAAATAGTTTGTTTTATTGTTGGTCATAAAATAAAAAGTACAACATGTCCATATACTAAAAACACATATACATTATGTGAACGTTGTAGTCCAAAACAACATACAGCAATGTCATTTCACTAACGCACAAATAAAATATAATGAGAGTTTTTAATTTTAAAAAACTCTGCTATACTTAGTACTTATTCAATTTTATTTAATAGGAGAAAACAATGTCAGACTTTTTTAGTTTTAAACTTCCAGAGGACTTTATAGCAAAATATACAGTTATAGACAGTCCATTTGGTTTTAGTGATGCTGGAAATAACTCTTTAGGAGAGATTACTTTTATAAGAACTTATTCTCGTGTCAAGGAAGATGGAACTAAAGAAAGATGGTATGAGGTTTGTAAGCGTGTAATCGAGGGCATGTACTCAGTACAAAAAAATCATGCAAAAGAAAATAGATTACCATGGAATGACTATAAGGCACAAAAGTCTGCTCAAGAAGCATTTGATCGTATGTTTAACCTTAAATGGACACCACCAGGTCGTGGTATGTGGGCCTTTGGAACCCCTATGACAATGGAAAAAAGGAACTCTGCAGCCCTTCAAAACTGTGCCATGGTATCTACTAAGGACCTAGATAGAAATGACCCAGGAGCACTGTTTGCATGGGTTATGGATGCTCTCATGTTGGGTATTGGAGTTGGCTTTGATACCGTTGGACAAGATAAAGAATTTTCTATATATGCACCATCAGAAGTTGAATCAACTTATGAAATTCCAGATACTAGAGAAGGTTGGGTAGAATCTGTTAGATTATTACTAAACTCATATTTGAGACAAAGTCAGGCAAAACAAAAATTTAATTATGATTTGATAAGACCATTTGGTGCACCTATTAAAGGATTTGGCGGGGTAGCATCAGGACCAGAACCATTAATTAAATTACATGATCAAATCAATAAAGTTATTGGTAATAGGATAGGGGAAAAACTAGACTCTAGAGCAATTGTAGATATTGTAAACTTAATTGGAACATGTGTGGTTGCAGGAAACGTTCGTAGATCAGCAACACTTGCATTAGGATCTGCTGGAGATAAAGATTTTATTAATTTAAAAAATCCAGAGGTTTTTCCAGAAAGAAATTCTTTTGATTCAGAAAATCCAGGTTGGGCATGGATGTCTAATAACTCCATATCAGCAACAGTAGGAACTAAATATGAAGATTATGTAGACCTAATAGTTAATAATGGAGAACCAGGTTTTATATGGTTAGATGTAGCAAGAAATTATGGTAGATTAAAAGATCCTGCAGATGGAAAAGACTATAGAGTAATGGGCTTTAATCCATGTGCTGAACAACCATTAGAATCATATGAACTATGTACTTTGGTTGAAGTTCATTTAAATAGACATGAAGATAAAGAAGACTTTTTAAGAACACTAAAGTTTGCATATCTTTATGGCAAAACTGTAACACTAGTTCCAACACATTGGCAACAAACAAATGGAATTATGCAACGTAACAGAAGAATTGGAACCTCTCTTACTGGTATTGCATCATTCTCAGATAAACATGGTTTGCCAACAGTTCGTGAGTGGATGGATGAAGGATATTCAAATATTAGAAAATATGATCACCAATATTCAGAATGGTTATGTGTTCGTGAATCAATAAGGGTTACAACAGTTAAACCATCAGGTAGCGTAAGTATTCTTTCTGGAGCAACTCCAGGAGTTCATTGGGGTCCAGGTGGTAAATTTTTTATGAGAGCAATTAGATTTGGTGAATCTGATCCTATGGTTCATCTATTTAAGGCTGCTGGATATAAAATAGAAGATGATGTTGTTTCTGCAAATACAAAGGTTGTTTATTTTCCAATTGCTTCAGAACACGAAAGAGCAGAAAAAGATGTTAGTCTTTTTGAAAAAATTGCTCTTGCAGCAACTGCTCAAAAATATTGGTCAGATAATGGTGTATCTGTAACCTTGTCTTTTGACAAAGAAACAGAGTCTAAATATGTTGCTCCAGCCTTACACATGTACGAGGGACAACTGAAAGCGGTATCATTTTTACCTATGGGAAACACTGTATACCCTCAACAACCATATACTGAAATTACTGAAGAAGAGTATAATAGTTATGTAGGAAAGATTGCTAAAATTAACTGGGATGCTATCTACGACGGAGTAGAAAATCTAGAAGCACAAGGTGAGGCATACTGCACTACAGATGTTTGTGAAATAAAGATAGGCTAAATATGGAAGATTTTAAATCTCAGATTAAGTATGTTAAAGGTTTTATGAACCCTGAAGAGGCAAAGTTAGTAACAGATTATGCTAAAAATCATCAAGAACTATTCTCTAATTATGGCAATCATGAACAAGAGTTTACAGTTCATACATATCACGAAATAAAAGAGTTGGATCCTGCTATTCTTGATGTAATTCAAAATGTTGCATTTAGGGTTTATGATTTTGTTTTAAATAACTATAACTCTAAGTTTGAAAACTTTATTAATGAAAAAACACATATTGCAAAATTTGTTGAGGGCAGAGGAATGCATGAGCATTTTGATGCTTCTAGGCCACAAGATATAGCAACTCTGGTTTATTTAAATAATGAGTATCAAGGTGGAGACATATACTTTCCAAAATATGAAATGTCTTTTAAACCAGAACCTGGAGATTTGCTATGTTTTCCAGACAATGCAAATTTTGTTCATGGTGTTAGACCAATAGTTAAAGGAACAAGGTTTACATTACCTCGTTGGTTTACACGCATTGTGTGATAAAATAGACTAGGAGAATCTATGTCTAACCCATCCAATCTTTATGCAGAAAAAATTTTTTCAGAGCATCCAATATCACTCTGGGCATTAGACGATAAATCTGACTACGTAATGCTCTTAGATGTAGAGCAAAAAGATATAAGTTCTTGGACAGTTACTGATTGCACCATTTCAGAAGAAACTAGCATATCTACTCAGCCTTTTCTTACAGAGTCTTTATATAAAGTAACTGGCATACCGTCTACTACTATAAACAAAGTTGCAGTTTTAACTAGTGATCCTTTATTTAATTTTCAAGATTTTAACTCAGAACTAGATACTTTTGCCATATCCTGTTATTTTTATTCAACTAGTTTACATCTTAACTCCGTAGCAATAGGTTATAAGTATACTGATGTTAACACAGGTAATCCAGTTGAAGTTTTAAAAAATGTTCCAATATCTGTAAACAATAAATGGTTTTTATTATCAGAAACATTTAAAGTTATTGATCAAAATACAACAATTCAAGCAATAATAAAAATAGGATATTCTGCTAGTGCTAATGGAAGCGAAGATTATGAATTCTTTTTAAATGGTTTATCGATAGGTCAGTGGTCAGAAGAATTTCAAAACTATTCTATGGGTTCAAGCGTTATAAATATTCCATCTGACATATCTATAGAAGCCTCTCAAGGAATTGTGGCAAAGTCATACGGATCAGATACAAACTATGGTTACTACCTTGTTAATAATAATAAAATATATGCACAAAACTTTGGTGTTCCTTTAGTTTATGGTGCTTCGAATGTTACAAAGTTATTTCCAAATATTAATGAAGATCAAACAGCAAAACCATCTATAATTTTTCCAGGCTTTGGATTTTTAAATGATTCTGGAAGATACAATAATTATACTGTAGAGATGTGGATAAGGGTTGGAGTTGATACTCTAGAAAGTAAAAGAATATTTGGTCCAATAAATTCTAATGACGGCTTATATGTAGACGATTGTTTTATAACTTTAGTTATAGA